TGCGAAGACTTTCTTCGCCAACATTTGCGGCTCTTGGTGGTGGCAGAATCGACCAAGAGTATGATGTTCTTATTTACATTACCAGCCGTGGCACAACATACGAAGATGCGTACCGACAGTGCCTCAATATCACCGGCGAGATTTTCGATGAACTTTACACCACAACAGGTCTAAACGGAACAACTGACAGTCTTTACGAGTACGACTTAGAACTTCAATCCAAATTAGATGATGAGGTCACAATATGTACCCATCTACTGACATTGACCTATTCTCGCCGAATAAATATGCGACACCGATGAAACATTTAATAATCAACTCGAAGGTGAAAAAGGCATCGGAAGGTGATTTAATATGGCAATCCAAGATATGAACAACCGCTATGTGGCGATTGGAAAAGAAGACTCATACGGAACAACCTCGTCCTCATCGTACTTTTACGGTGAAGTTGACGACGAAACAATCAAGCATTCCTACGACTTGCTTACTCGTGAGGACATGAGCCGCTACGGTTCCTCAAAGTCCGTCACAGGAAAAGAGTACATGGAAGGCGACATTAACATGGCCTTGATTAACGACAACTTTACCGGTATGCTTCTTCTCGGACTTATGGGTACCGACACTGTGACAGGCTCCGGCGCACCTTACTCTCACACTTTCACAGAAGCAGGCACAGGACACTCTCTTGAAATGGCAGTTGCTCGTGAAGAGAAGATTCACTACTACAAGGGTGTGGTTGTTGAGTCTTTGGGTATTAACGCCGCAATCAACGAATACGCTACTGTGAGCGCATCGTTCATGGGTAAGTCGGAAGACAGCCAAGGCGCACTTAGCGGATTGACTGCCGCATTCCCCGATACAAAGCCTGCTCTTTACTTCTCCGATGCAAAGGTCTTTTTCAACGGTGACACAACAGCAACCGATGCTGTGAAGTCAATTTCGTTTGACATTACCCTTAACCGTGATGGCGATGCGGCCTGCGGTCTTGGTAGCCCAACCTATGTTCGCGCTCCACCAGCACAACGCCGTGAGATTAGCGGAACTATTGAGTTCAACCGAATCCTATTCACCGGAGCCGGAGCAAGCAACCCAACCTATACCGCTTTGGTTTCCGCAGACGGTCTTGAGTTCTCCGGTAGCGGTGTTGAACTAAAGTGTCAATTCGGTGACGAGTCCACCGCTGACCTTGTGACATTCAACTTTTACAAGATTCGATTTGAAGCACCCGACGCAAATGTGTCCGGTCGTGACAGTCAAACCTTCTCGGTACCGTTTGTGGCCCTTTACGACAGCGTTGACAATAAGATGATGGACATTGTTGTTAAGAATGACCGAGCCGCCGCATACAGTGCTTGAGGTGATTTAGTTGGCACACAACGGTGGAACAACCATTCCCGACAAAACAAAATTAAATGTTTTGCATTTTGAAGGTACTGCCGCCGCAGTACAAACGGCTCTACGGGCCGCAATAGCAAACGATGATGTTATCATCAATTGCTCAACAACGAGAAAAAAGGATAGCAACCACATAACCTGTACCATTGTTGCTATCATAGCATGAGAGTAGTATTCCCCCAAAAGGAAAGAGAAGTGAAGAAAAGATGCCCGTACTAACAAAAGAATTTGAACTTGATGATGGAACAAAAATCACTGTGCGACAAGCCGGTGGTATGTCCAAATTGCGAATCGAAAATATCCAAGCAAAGGTTTTTCGTGACCATATCCACTTTGGTGTTGACCCGACAAATTGGACCGATGAACAACAAGCACAATTTGCAGAAGCCCTCGAAACAGAAGGTGCTGGAATGGAATCCCAAATCCGTGAATGGGTGCCAATGAGTATTATTTCCCCTAAAGATTTTGATGCCGACAACCTAACAAGCAGTGAACTACGAATGATTCTTGGCTTTGTCCGTGGCGACGACCCGGAGGGTGCAATCCCTTTGGACAATTCTTCCGAGTAGCACCAACACTGTGCATGGCGTACAAAGGTACGCTACCCTCGGATTTGTGGGACAAGTATGACTGCGAAGGCGGTCAAGACCTATTGACTCTTGATTTGCTTGTGGCTATGGATATGCAAGATAGGATTGCAGAAGCCACTAAACAGGCAAAAAAGACTGACGGCAAATCAATGGTAGCCCGACGCAAACAAAGACAGGCCCAGCGAGAACTGTTAAGTGACAGTGAAGGGATGGACATGCTAAGGAGCCTTGGCGTTCCCATAGCGAAGCGTAGCGAGTGAAGGTGGAGAGAGTGATTCAAAGCCTTATTTTTTCCTTTGCACCAATTGTCGCTGTTTTTGCGATGGTCACTATGCTCGTTTTGCGAGCCGGTGCATCCCGTGTTTTCTTCGATGTTGTCGGGTCGTTCCAAGCCAACCGTTTGATTGGTGACGCACAGGCAAAAATTACTGTTCTGCAAAGTCTTGTGCTGGATGGTCTTTCCGGTATCACCGAAAGCATCCAATTGATTTCCGACCAAATGGATTCGCTTGTTGATAGCACAGTTCCCCTTTCTCAAGAAATAGCCACGGCCCGACTTGAATTTGAAAAGTTCGCCAACTTTACAGATGTTGATATGGCAACAGAAGCAATCATAGAACTCGGTGAAACATACGCATTTAGTGGTGACCAAGCCCTTGTCGCTGGTGCTAAGATGGCGCAGTTATCCGACATTGTTGGTGGTGGCAAAGCGACTGTTGCGGCTACCGAGATTGGTATGCAGTTCGGTATGATTGGTGGCATGGAAACAGAAGACGCCATGAAGAAAATGATTTCGCTTCAACAGCAGACAGGCTTCATGTACGGTGATTTGGAAAAGGCTAACTTTGACCGAATGACCTCGGAGCAAAAAGCAAATGTAGTCCGAGCAAACAGCATTCGGATGCTCAACCAACTGAACACAATCGAAAACCGTTCTGCGGCAACCATGTCACAGATTACCCATGTTATGAATCAGTTCGCATCTTCCGGTAAATTGGCTGGTGATTCGACGGCTTACATGGCCGCTATGTCCGCCACTTTGATTGAGGCTGGTGAAGAACAAGGAAAGGCTGGTCGTGCGCTCAAGATGATGTATGCCCGTCTTGGTGCCAACACAGGAAACAACGCAGAAGTTCTTAAGAGGTATGGTATCGAAGTCAAAGGTGCTAACGGCGAATTGCGTAGCATGGAAGATATTTTAAACGATGTTGCTATGCGATATGGCAACCTCAAGGATGCTGACAAATTGGCTCTCGCACAGGCTATGGCTGGAAACGACCACTATGTTCGTGCAATCAAGTTGTTTGAAAACCACCGCCGTGTAGTCAAATTAGACACTCAAGCGGTTGGAGAACTCGACACAGCACAAGAAGAATTAAACAAGAAAATGGCAGATGTTTCGTTCCAATTGAAGGAGCAAGAAGCAAGACTTGTCAACGCTAAGGCGGCAGTTGGTGCGGTCTTTACTCCCGCTGTTCTTAGAGCGACAAAAGCACAGGCAGACCTTAACTTTGCCTTTGCTGAATTTGCAGAAGAAAATGAGATATATCGAGGCGTAATCGAAGGTATGTTCACGGCTCAACAATTAGGAAAATTATACGCTCCTATTGTGGAAGCGCAACTTAACATGATGAGCCTCAATGTGTCGATGCGAACCCAACAACAAATTGCTCGTGCTATGAACAACGAACAATTGGTTAGGTCAAGCGCATACGGTGGACAGGTCGCCATGCAAAGAATTTCTATGGATATGCTTGATGCCGAGTTATCCAAAATGTCACAATTGACCCAAATAAGCATAGGGAAAATTTCAATGGAAAATCAAGAAATGATGATGCGGTCGGCAAACGCACAAATGTCAAGAGCATTGACAACGGAAGAATTGAAACAGGCCCAAACAAGCAAGCAAGACTTGCAGACTAAAATTATCACACTACAAACCGAACAAACCCGTGTACAAACAGCAAACGCTTTGACTGATGCAGAAAGAAGAATAGTCGCACAAAGAACCCAAACCGCAAGAATAGCGACAATAGAAAAATTAGACCAACTTGACAAAATACAACTGATGAGCATTGAGGAAATGGCTCAAAAAAGAATTGACGATGGTCACTTCAAGAGGATAACACAGGTTGACCAAGTAATGTCTAACTCGGCGGCAAAGAAAAAGACCGAGCAAATGCTCGAAATAGAAAATGCAAGGGTATTGGAAGATATTGAAATGAATCGTGGCATCCTAATGCAACGGCTTGGTTTTTACACACAAGAAAATCAAGCCGCAAAAACCGGTGAAGTATTTTTAGGAGAACAACAAATACAACAAATGCAACAACAGTCACAACTGATGAGCAAATTGATTTCCGACGAAGGTAAAAGAGTCTTGCTGGCAAACGCTATGGAAACAGAAATAAAGGGACAGACGCAGGGCGAGATTATTCTTGCGGCGGCTTCCACAAGACTCAACGAGATTACCAAAATGAAGTCAAACACCGAACAGCAAAACAAAGCAATTGTTGACGCTATGGTGATTTCCGCACAACAGTTGGCGGCGGCGTACAATCTCAACGAACAAGAGATTATGCAGATTCTTCCCAAGATGAAGTTATTCGCTCAAACATTTGCACAGGTGAAAACACAACAGGATTTGACGGTACAGTCTTCTATGCGACAGCAAGCCATGCTAATGAAGACTTCGGGAATACTAAGCGCAGTATCAATGGGATTCAGTATGTTCAGCGACAGCGAAAGGTCGGCAAGAGCAAGCATGATTTTGATGAATCTTGCTATGATTCCTTCGATGATTCAAATGTTTGCATTGACCAAGCAGACACACGGACTTATGATAGGAGCAAACGCCGCCGCAGGCGGAGTAAATAATCTTACTTTTTCCCTTAAAGGTCTTAAGACTGCAATTATGATGACGGGTCTTGGTGCGCTTGTCATTGGTGGTACAGCGTTGCTTGCTTGGCTATTCGCTGGAAAAGACAAAACCGACGATATGGCCGACGCTATGATGGACTTTGGACAGGCAATCAACTACACTAAGGAAGAGTACGAAGATATGATGGACACCTATCTTGACTACGACCTAAAGGGTCTTTCCGATGCTACAAACCGAATGGAATACGGTATCGAAGACCTACAAAGAAAAATCGCCGAAGCAAGCGATGAAACCGTCAAGAAGGCATATCAATCAAGACTTGATATTTTGATGAAAGAACACGCTATCTTGAAAGACATAGAAAATCTCACTGCGGCAGAAACCTTGACGACTGACCAAGCCGCCCTTAAAGAAGTATTTGGGTTGGTAAAGGATTATCAACAGGCTGGTCAAGACTTGGCACAAGCCGAAGAGAACTTTGGATTCTTTGATAACCTGTTCAGCAAGTACACATGGGCTACATCAATGGGCGACGAAGACTTGATGTACAGTGGTGCCCAAAAAGAGATTTTTGGCTTAGAAGACGCTTACGCAGATGCGTTTGCGGCAATCCCCGAAGAGTTCCAAGGAGCAATCATGGACTTAGCCAAAGAAGCAGAAACGGCAGAAGATTTCATGGCCGACCTTACCGACTTCATCGAAACAGACATGAGTGCATTGAGTCTTGGTGGTTTCGCAGATGGTATTCAAGAAAGTATTATTGGCCCAATAGAAGCGGCAAAGGAAGCGGCGTTTGAGTTCAGCAACGCCCGTGAAGAAATGTTCTTCGGTATGGCAAAAGGAAACATTACAGGCGACATGGTAAAGCAGGTCGTCAACAAGGGAGTTGAAACGCTCATCAACACCACCGAGGTGATTATGACGAACAACTTCAACGGCATGACTACGGGACAAGCGGCAAACGAGATTACCAAGCAGGTGATTCAACAGTTGAACTCTCGTGGTTTGAACATAGCGCAGTAAGAGTGAGAAAAATGTCAAGAACAGCAACAAGCAAATACGGGTTTTGGCTCGCAGGCTCCTACGAAGATTGGTCCGGCTCCAAAGTTATCGCAGACGATGGCAACCAACCGTCAACCACAGGGACATACGACTCCACCAAAACCCACCACGGCAACATTCTCAACGGAGAAGCCACGCTTAGTCCTCGATACCGATGGAGTATTCGGGACCGAGCCAACAATAGCGAGTTCTCAAATTCGACCAATTACTTAGCCTCTAACGACGGCATTTCTCGCTGGGCTACCCTTGACTCTATTCGGCTCGGAAAGGGCGAGAATTGGGGTGGGAGAGCGCAATTACAGTACCCTAACACTCTTGTCAATGCTAATCGGGTGAGATACAACAAAGCAGGCAATAGCAACAGCGACGATACCTACCTTCTCATGTCGTCTTCCTACGATTCATCAAACCGATACTACATTCCTTCCGGTGACACCGACCCCACCTTC